CGAGGTTGCACTTGTTGCTGCTGAAGATGCTGAGGTTGCTGCTGAAGTCTGAGATGTTAATGCACTAGATGCACTTGTTGCAGCAGAGTTGGCACTAGTTAATGCATTGCTTGCATTTGTAGAAGAAGATCCTACTGAAGTAGCAGCCGAGCTTGCACTTGTTGCTGCACTAGTAGCCGAAGTCGCTGCAGCAAGTGCATGGTATTTAGCTGAAAATTCGCCACCTGCTACAGCACCAGTAGTTTTGGTTGCCCAGTCATTAGCCAGTGTTGCAGATGCAGTTGCATTGGTTTCACTAGTAGCAGCACTTGTTGCTGAAGTTGATGCAGATGCTGCACTGGTTGCAGCAGCAGTCTGACTTGTCAAAGCACTGGCTGCTGAAGTTGATGCAGAGTTAGCACTAGTTAATGCACTAGATGCTGAAGTCGATGCGGAAGAAGCGGATGTAGATGCGGAAGACGCTGATGTAGCAGCAGCGGTAGCAGAAGTAGCAGCACTAGTTGCACTAGTTGCTGCTGCTGTTGCCGAAGCCTGTGTATTAGTTTCAAGTGAGGATAAAGAAATCCATGTACCAGTAGAGTTATCGGCAGATGTAATATCTCCCATGTCTCTAACAAGACCAGATGCAACTTGACCAGCAACTGAAGTATAAGAACTTGCAGCACTGCTTGCAGAAGTGGCTGCTGCAGTTGCCGATGAGGCTGCTGCGGTAGCAGAACTTGCTGCTGCTGTGGCTGAGTTGGCAGCACTGGTAGCACTTGTTTGTGCAGAGGTTGCACTTGTTGACGCAGCGGATGCAAATGTAGATGCACTAGATTGTGATGTGTTCGCTGCGGTTGCAGAAACTGCTGCCGATGTAGCACTTGTGGCTGCAGCGGTAGCACTGTTAGCAGCGGATGTAGCCGAGGTTGCTGCATTGGTTGCTTGCGTAGATGCAGATGAAAAACTTGTTGCTGCTGATGCAGCACTAGTTGACGCACTTGATGCGGATGTGGCTGCACTAGCTGCGCTAGTTGCAGCAGCGGTTGCGCTATTAGCAGCATCAGTTGCTGAACCAGAAATGCTGGTTACGTATGCTTGGTTAACCGCATCTGTAGAACTAGTTGGAGTTGTAGGAATATTAGTAATGCGGAAAGTAGCCATATTAAGATTACCAGCAGCAGTAATAATTGCTGAAGATAATGTCTTAGTACCACTTAATGTTTGAGCACCGCCAGTTCCAACGACGTCACCACTTACGCCGTGAACTCCAGTGGTTGCTACTTCATGTGCTCTTGATTCTGTAAAATCTCTAGCCGATACACCATGCTCGACGTTAGCACCAACAGCATGTGCCTTAGCACCAGATGAGTCAATGTTACGTGTGATCTGATAAGAAGAACCTACAAGACCAGTTACCTCAATAACCTCTTCATTGGCTGTATCCTTTTCAAGGATCAGCGTGTAAGGATATTGCGCTGGTAAATTAGATGCAGCAGACAGCGTTAAGCTGGTTGCTGATGAGGAGATCGAATCCGCTAAGGTTGTTTTAGCAGCATTCGAACTGTAATAGCGTGACGGTGTTGGCATTTATTACCTCGAGTACTGGATAGTGTTTAGGAAGTTGTCTTGTTGCTTTGCTACCTCTTCCGCTAAGCGGACGGTATAAAGCTGGAAAATATATTTTGCTGTATTTGTAGAAGCACCAGCTGAAACAGGTTGATCTAAAGCATCAGCAGATACCGATGTAGCAATTACCTTACCTGGGTCGACTGTTGATAACAGTCGATACATAGCACCAAGACGAACTACATCTTCGCACGATGTTGGTAAACCGCTTACTGTTAACTCTTGGTTATCAGTAATAGTTGTTGGAAACTTTGTATACTGAACACGAACTGTTTGTCCTGGCATTGGTGCTTCATTTAATATAAGTGCCTGACCAGTAGATCCGTTATATAGATAGTTAGTGTCTAATCTCCAACGCTTAATTAAACCCCATACTCCTGAAGAATCTGGTAGTTCCCAAGATACTCCAGTAACATCTACTAAAGCATCAGGCATTATGTAAGAATAATCAGTACCATTAAAAGTAAATGTTTCATTAGCTAGAACAGGAAAGTTCATTCCTTTAATTGTTTCAAGGATTGCTCGCTTAACCTGACTACGTGGGAACATAGGGTTGTTTTTAACAACCGATCCAGATACATGGCTAGTGGCGGTAGTACCACGCCACCCTCTACCAGATGGATTAGCATTTGTTCCTAAAACTTGAACTGTTCCTGATGCCACAACTGATTTTTTTACATATATTAATTCATCATCAATTTCAATAATACCCTTACTTAAAGCAGAGGCATCATCTACTGTTATTGATATATCACCAGCAGCAACAGTATTAGTTGCAATAGTTACTGACTCTTGGTTCTTAACATAACCACTAACTTCACCAAGCGTTTGTTCTGTTAACTGATTTAACGTAGCCATTATGCTTGAACCGCCTTTCCTAAAGTATCGGATGCCATAACAGCAGCCTTGATATCATGCATCTTTGTGGATCTAGGTTGAATACCTTGTTTTCTTGCATTTCTATATGCGTCTAATTCTGAATTGGCTTGCTTGGATACCGCATTAGCCAGTGGATCTGTAATACTAAAATTTGCTGCTCTTGCACATTCGCCCCAGTTAGCATGGTCTTGGGTCTTACAACCAGATCTACAGTTACTCATCCCAGATGTAATCTCCATAACCTGCTGCTGTTAACTCAGCAGCTTCAGCGTCCGTAATAACATTGTCATACCCGCCACGCAATACACGTTGGTATGTAGCAAGATCGCTGTCTTTAGGGACAACAACCGTTGACCATGTTCCATTATTCTTAATTACACTCTTACCAATTGGATAAGATACAAACCAAAGATCATTAGGACGACCAAGTTTGTAGCGGTAAGTAGGTCCACGAAATATCTTTGTCATTACCACTTCACCTTATCTGCCCAATATGCTGCTGACATAACACCTTTGTTAATGTTTTTAGCATGACGTGCCTTGAAAGACTGACGTCTTTGTCGGTAAGACTTTGTCTCACCAGACTTCTTTGGAGAGCCAGATACACCCTGTTGACCAAACCTAATTGTTTTTACTTGGGAGCCAGACTTGGCTACAACCACATGAGATTTTTTAGGATGGGTAGGTGTTCTCTTTGGTTTATTAAAACCAGATACACCTGCTCTTTTAAGCCTTGGGTCCATTCTTCTTGTACTCTCCAACTTTTCCGAGTATTGATTTGATACGTCCGTCTTTGTTTATACGAACTACCATTCCATTTTTAATCTGCATTGGGTTGAAACCATCATGGCGTTTATAAGTGCCACTAGATGACATTACTTCTTCTTACCCATTTTCTTAACCATTGCTTTTTTCATAGCAGGTTTTACTACCATTTTCTTTCCTGACTTCTTGGCTGCTTTCTTAGCCATAGCCATCCCCATTGGGGAATAACTAAATTCTTTTCCGCCTACATTTGGCATTGCCTTCTCCTTTTATTGTTGTTGGGTGAAGAGGGGCTGTTGCCAGCCCCTCTTCTTTATAACTATTGTGCGATGCTTGACTTCGTCTGGATGACGTAACGTGCTTCCTTACGGAAGATGTTCCATCCAATAAGAGCCTTCCATCCAGCTGGACGGAAACGCATCAACTTATCAGTTACTGGACCGATAACGGTCTTTGGCTCATAAGTAACTGCTTCGATAAGAGCTTGCTTACCAAGAAGAACAGTTGCGTATACCTTTGATGTGCCAGAACCTGAGATAGATTCTGCACGAGGTGTCTCAATGTAACGAACCTGATCAAAGATTCCGATCTCACCTGTCCATAGGTTACCAACACCAGCTTCGGTGTAGGTATGAGGTAGTTGCCATACAGCAGATCCGCTTGATTGTGCTTCTGAACGAAGGTCATAAGACACATCTGGGTGGATAAGTGCTGTGTAGAAGCCACCATCACGAGGTTGAACATTTGCTCCACGCAGTCTTGCAACTCCTTTACGAGCAAGTGCTGCAGTAATATTTGCTGCGCTTGTGCTTGAAGAAACGTTCTCACCATTAATGGTTGATTCATCAGCAGATGAAGTTCCTGTGAAACGTCCTGTTGCAAGAGAAGTCAAACGACTCCATACAATAGAATCTAGTGAGTCACGCATGTTGAAAGACAACATGTCGGCAACTGCTGGATCAATTGCAGACAAAGACTCTAGAGCAAGTTTTTCAGTTGTAATAACAGAATTACCGTACTCGTTAACTGTTACGTTAACACGGTTAGTGTTGCTCAACTGTACTGCATCTGGATCTTCAGTCTGGGTTAGTGCTGTTGTTTGACGTGATAGATCTGTGTAGACCTGGAATACGACAGTATTACCTGGGTTTGTTACATCGACAGGACGCTTGTCCGCAAACTTGCGGAACATTGGCTCTGAGCGAAGGTTAAACTCGATATACTTATCATACGCAGTCTGGATCAAGTTCGACATTGTTGATGTCGTAGTTGATGTTGCTGGGGTTGTAGGCATAATTTCCTTCTATTAGGGTTTGATATGGACTATCAGCGTTTTAAGAAGTTGGTTAATTCTTCTGGACTTGATGCGTTAGCAATAAGTGAAGAGATGTCTCGACCCACATTCGGATCAACATCACCATTCTCAAAATCTGATATTTGCTCAAAAGATTGAGCATCAGCGTCTGGTTCATAACCAGCCTCTGATTCATCAACGGCAGTAATTCCAAAAGCCTCGCCGTATTCGGTTAACCATTCAGAAACTGCATCCTCGTCGGCTTCAATCTCCGATGGAATGAACTGAGCGATTTTTGGATTTAGTCCAAAGCTCTCTAGGATTTCTCCTACTGAAGCTTCGTGACTATAAGTTTGAAACTCCTGAATAACTTGATCTCTTTCCTTAATTTCTTTGGAAAGTAGGTCAACTTGTTTACGTAGTTTCTTTACTAGATCAGTACCAAAATCTGAAGAATCATCTTCGAAATCGTACTCTGTATATTCTGCCATTGCGTTTTCTCCCTATAGTTGATTGGACCCTCATCGGGTTTGCACCACACGTACTCCTCACCAGGGGAAGTGATTCGTAGACGTGATGACTACCAGACTTATACACGTTACCTGGGCTGGCGGATCAGGAACGGAAACTAGTTATACGTCTGCTGTTTTAGATCTACGACCAAGAGATGACGTATCAATCGCAGACTTCTGCTGGAACATTGCTCTCTCTTTAGATGCAAGTTTCTTCTTCTTAACGGATACATCAGTGCCACCAGCAAGTGCTAACTCTTCACGAGCAATATCTTGCTCGCCTGCGGTTTCACCATATAGACCCATTAAGCGTCTGTAATCTCTTTGTTGTGTAGCAGCGGTCTGGAACGCAGACTCTGCTTGACCTGCTTTACCAGCAGTATAGATTTCTTCAGCAAATGCTTTGTCAGACATCTGACCCGCACGAAGTGCTGCTCCACCAATTTCAGCAGAGGTGTACATCTTCTTAGCTTCTTCAGTTGTGTACTTAAATCTAGAGTCAATTAAGTTAATTGCTCTATCTTTATCAAGAAGGTATGCTGTTAAATCCTCATTGGTTAATCCATAGTAATCTTTAAGTGCTGTCTTAATACCTTCATCGGCATTGTTTAAAGCATTTCTGGCTATGTTAACTCGATCAGTTAATTCTGCTGTGCTTATGCCAGCAGAAATAAAGTTAGTAAAATCTTCTTGTTGGTCATAGAATCCTGTAGGAAGCCCTGCTTCTCTAAGGATTTCTTCATAGGCTTTTTCAGTTTGAATATATTCATATGGCTTAAGAAGTCTATCGCCAGGGCGACCTTTGCCATCTGCCATACGTTTTTTAATTACTTCATTGGCAGCAAATCTTGTCTTATAAGCTTCGCTATTGTAAATACTATTAAGAACTTGGTCTTCGGTAGGTAATATATTTTCTTGGTAAACTTTATCAATAGTATCCATAAGAGATTGAATGTATGCTTGACCCAATCCAGTATTTTCAAACATCTTCATTACTGAATCTTTAGCACCAAAATCTTTATACTCTTCAAGTTTTGAACCAAGGGTTCCGTCTGACATTTGTTGATAAACTTCAACTACTCCACCAGTTTTACGTACGGTTTTCTGACCAACAACTTTTGGCTTAGCAGCTTCAGCTGCTGCAGCAGCCTGCATATCTGCAATTTGTTGTGTAAGTGTTGCTATCTGATCTAATACTGCTTTGTTTGCAGCATCTGAAGTTGCACCACTAACGGATCCGCCTGCACCCGCCCCAGCACCTGTACCAGCACCTGTACCAGCACCTGTACCAGTTGATATTAATGGAGCCAATCCGCTTTCTGCACGTTTTTTATCTGTTGCAGCACTGATTGCTTGACCAATAGAAACACCAGTTAATCCTTGTGCTTGAGCATCGGAAATAACTTTTTGATATTCAGTATCAGTTAAGTTGGATTGTGCATTCCAAGAATCTCCATAATAACCAGCTTTATTAACACCACCACGAGATTCATAATATTGTTGCGGTGTCATATTATTAGAAGCAGCATTAGCTGCTATTACTTGTTTAGTGCTTGCATCTAAATTTTTGTAAGTAACTGCAGTAAATCCTGGATCTACAGTTTGATATTGTCCTACACCTGATAATGGAGTAGTAGTAGGAGTTGCTGCTTTATATACTTCTTGAAATGCACCAACAGTTCTTGCCCAGTTTTCGCTATCTCTACTCATGCTAGGTACCCATGGTCTCTAAGAATAATTCCAGCAATATTGGTTTTTTCTTCTTTGGCTTGTTGAGTAAAGTCAAAGTCTTTACTACGCCTAGCTAATTTTTTAGCACCATAAAGATTCATAGGTGATACATTTCCCTTATCGTCTGTGTAGTTAAGAGCCTGTTGTACAATATCGTTATTCAAATCTAATGATTTAGGATCAATTTCTAAGGTAGTTGCAATTGTGGTTATCCATGGATCTGCTGCCTCACGCAGTGATTGACCACGTAACATTTGATCTTTAAGTCCAGGAAATAATGACATAGCACGTTGTTCTAATTCATTGTCAACATCTTCTGGGTTTAAAGTTCCAGCAACCAATCCTTTAATTGATGTTTCAAACCACTTTTTAAATCCATCGTTTGATACTGTTGATGGATATCCATAGTCATATGCTCTGTCATATAAAGCTTGAGCCATAGTCTCAAGCTTTCCATCAAGATCATAAACAACCTTGCCATTACTTTCAAAAGTATTTGTTTTATCAAACTTAATAGAGTCAGCCATTAATTTTTGTAAATAGGCTTTATCGTATCTAACAACCTTGCCATCTTTAATAACAGCTTGTTGCATCATCTGATCGGCGTATGTAATAGCATCTGTTGCGCTAATAGTTAGACCACTACCAGCCCACATTTTAACTATTTCGCTTGCATTTAATTGTAGATCTGCAGCATATTGAGCGGGATTAGTTTGCTTAAAAAATGAATGCTTGCGTTGAGTATCTGTTTGGTTTTTATACCAACTAGTATTTTGAATAATTTGAGTTTGTAGTTCTGGATCGGTAATCATAGTTCCACTACCATCAAGACCAAGAATTTTATTTAAAGCATCCTGAAGACTTTTATCTGCATTTATAACCGCAGCAGCAACGCCAAACTTGGCAGCAAGTTGCTCTGGAGAAAACTTATCCATTTGAGTTGCACCAGTAGACGAGACACCTGTGTTAACAACCGAGGTACTGCCAGGTGAATAACTAGTAGTAGTGCCACTTACAACTCCAGTAGACGCACCGCTTGTAGCAGGTGGTGTTGTTGTTGCCTTACCTGGAATTTGAATTGTTGCACCAGCCCTAATTACATTAGGATTGGTAATGGATGGATTAGCATCCATAATCTTTTTAACTGTAGTTTTATTAGCTGCAGCAATAGCAGAAAGAGTGTCACCTTTTTTAATCTTATATGCCATTAGCTCACCACGTTTCCAATAGCATTTCTGTCGGTTAACAGATTACTAACTATTTTTAATACATTCTTA